ATCTTAAATTTCATAGCTTCATCAAAGATGAACTTCTGATTTTTGACACCTTCACCAATTGAGTTGCTTACATTTTTGATACGCAACAATGACTGTTCATAGTCAGCATATGTTTGTATAAGTTCCTTACCTGCACTAATCAGCCCATGAATACCAAATCCCAGCCCAAACGCACCCGCAAGACTACGTAAGCTGCCATTTAACGACATCACAGAAGCATCAACCATATTTGCATTACGGTTCATTTGCGCAAACTGTGGCTGCGTTAAGTCAGCTAAAGTAACTACGTATTGTACTCCCGACTGTGGCATTAGCTGTTAGTTTTTAGTGTCCTTGTACCTAATAGTGTCATTGATACTTGCATGTCAGAAATCGCCTGTAGTAGCCTATCCTCGTCCCACTCTCTTATATTATCCCTGAACCCGTTATAAAATGACAAAAGGGCAAACTCAGCGTTCCACCCTCCGTCAGTTAATTTAAGATTGTATTTGTCTATTTTTTTTTTAGTTCAGGTACGGCAATCTCAATCAGGCTTAAAGCTGCAAGGCACGCACCAAACCAATACTTTATATTTGTTTGTGAAATACGCTCATCGCTTTCAGGCTTAACCAAATTACTTTCAAGTAACTGACTTGCACCCTTTTCACCTGCCCCGTTGTTTACCATTGACCACAAATTAAGCAAGGTATAAAAGTCGGGTTTCTTGATAAACCCTATAATTAAACCTCCTTCGTTTTCAGGGTCTTTAAATGTAAACGGCATAACCTCTGAACCTATCTTGCGTCTAATCGCATCAGCTTGTTCATAGATACCTTGCCACACATCAACTTCGTTAGTAACTTCCATTTTCTTAACCATTTTTTATCTCTTTAATCCTGCGTATGATAATTTGAACTTTCTCCAAAGGATAGTATCGCCTGAATTAATATCCTGCCCATCATCTACAAAACGGCAATTTTGAACCGTATCTGTAGTGGTGTTAGGGTTAAGTGGGTCGGGCATCATAACAACCTTAATAGTGAAAGGGGGTATCAAAGTAATATCCCTTAGTGGCGCACCTGCTATGATACTCTTAACTGTGTCCATGTCAAGTTCCAAACTCATATCATCGTAGGTTACTTGACCATAACCGATGTTGATAGGCTCAGAACCTAAACCATAGTTATTGTCAACTTTCCTGCCTTTGTTATAACTAATGGATTTTACACCTGCTATCGGAACAATTGAAAGCAATATTTGCGCCTGTGCAGCACTATAAGCAACGCCATTAATTAATACTGGTGTACCGCTAATCATATATTATATTTTTACAGCGTAAGCTAAATTTATTTGAATGAAATCCGCAATGCCTACAGGTACTATTTTAACGGCAATGATTATTTTGTTTGTACTCAAAACATCCTGTGCAGGGTCAATAGTAATCGCATAAGCACTAATATCACCGTCCTTCTCCATCTGACTAACAGCAGGGTCACAAGCTGATAAGAACTGCTCAATAGTATCTTGCCTAAGCGTACCATCATAGTTCAATAACAGTCTTGATTTAAGTAACGGTAATGCACCGATGTACAAGCCTACAGATACTTTATTGATAACAAGGTTTCTGCTTAAACGGTTATAATCGCTTGATTGTGCAATGCTTGTCCAATCGTTGTTGATGTAAGTACCTGTGTAGTTACTTAACGTAGTAGCGAACAAATAACGGTATGCATCCAATTGGTCAAGTACTGAACTATCCAAAGAACTGATTAACTCGCCTGTTGTTAATGCAGGTACGGCTAATTCTGTTCCGTTAGTAATGTTAAATGCTCCAATCTCGCCAATATCCTGCGAAACGGCAGCCCTTGAAGAACAACCTAACACACAACCCAATGCAGGGATAGATACGCCTGAATTAACGTACAATTGCGCACCTGCTGCATTACCATCTTGTAGTATGCAATGTGTTACACTTTTGTTTGTTTGGTTCTGTTGGTTCTGTAATGAACTTGCAGTCGCTACGGCTTTGATGTTTGGAGCATACACAAATACACATGGAGTAAACAATCCACTAAGTGTATCAGCTACCGTTTGTATCAATGTCCCGTCTGCTGTAACCTGTGCTGCGCTACGTGCCGTTAAGTTCAATATACCAACACGCTTACACTCACCATTCGCTACACTCTGTAATGTCAACAATTCAGCATATGCAGCACCAACCGTAGCTGTAAACTGCACCCATAACTTAGTGTTAGGGTTTTGTCTGAAATGCTCACTGATGGTATAGTACCATATTGCTTTCTTAGAGTAAACACCTGCTGTTGCACCGCCTGAACCTGTACCGAACTGCTGTGTAATAACACCTGTTGATGTACCTGTAACTGTAACAGCAAGTGGAGTGCCACTATTAAGTGCTACACCTAAACCTGTCTTTGCTATTAAAGTAACAACACCTAAAGCACTTGTAGCAGTATAACCATGTACATAAGTACCTGCATTAACCATAGCTGCAATATCTGTTGCTGCACCCGTTGCCGTTGCTGCCGTTGCTACTGTTACTGTGCCTAATGTTACTACCGTAGATGTACTGTTCGGGTTAGGCTCTGTTACTTTCACAAGGAACGTATCGCCAACCGTTACGGTACCACTTACCGTATAAATAGCACGTGCAGCAGTTTCATCGCTGTAGTCATTGCTTATTCCTTTGCTTGCTGCATCAGCTAAGCTATATACGGGTTGGCAAGCTGTTGTGGCAAAAGAACCAGGGGCAGTCCCGTAGAACTGCATCCCTGAGTAACTATCTGTATTCAACGCTGCTTGACCTAAGCCACCCTGACCTAAATTAATTGATAACCCTGAACGTGCCATTTGTTATTTTTTTGATTCCTTCTTAGTAGCAGCTTCAACAGCATCTACTATTTCAGGGTTAAGTATTTTTTCTCTTGGTACTGATTCTGTTATTCTGCATGATTCAACGCCAAACATTTCAACTTTCGGTGTTTTACCAATAGGTGCAGGTATAATCTTCTTGTCTAACCTGCTGAACTTCTGACCGTTGCACTCATGAAAATGAAACGCATAAGTACCATCTTCATGAAAGTAAACAGTTTTCAGTCTTGTGTTTTCTTTGAGCGTTAGCTTCAAATCGTCTGTTACCTGTATCATTATGGAGTGTAGTTTAAGTTCCTTGAAATTTCAATCAGCTTGTCGCTTTTGCTGTCGTAAGAGAATATCAACTTACTGCGTTTTGTTGCAGTAAGTGTTATCTTAGCTGTACCTGTACTTACAATAAATTTGCTATAAGCCAACCATAAGAAGCTAGTAGCGGTAACAGTTTCAACATCAATTATTACAAAATCGTTGTCGAATAAACCTGCTGTAGATACTAGGTTGATACTGCAACTATCAGTTGCAGTCAACTTGTAGTACGCATAGTGGCTTTGTGGTCTGATTTTGATGGTATCGGTAGTGCTACCTGCTGTATCAGCAATAGCCACTTTCTTACCTACAATGTAACCTGCGTTGTTGTTGATGTAACGCTGACCCGATGCCGAACCTTGGGCAAAACATCCGAATGATATGGCTGCTAAAAGCAGCGTGAAAATATACTTCATGTTTTTATTTTTTTATACCGTAAAGTCGGCAGAGGTTAACAATGTCACCATCGCTATTTCGTTGGCGTATTTAATTTGCGTGTTGAATTTCATCAATGCTTTAATGAAATACGTTTCATCCATTGGACGTGTCTTAGCCATTTGGATATTTGTTTCGTCACCTGCTGCGTTGAACCCGATGTGCAATGCGCTATCGAAATCGCTAGTGAACTCGCCAAATAAGATTGTATCGTTAGGAATACCGTTACATACTTTGATTCTGTAACCTGCGTATTCATACCATACTTTATCCAAATAGTTGATGCCTTTGAATGTAGCAGCTACCATCGCTTTACGCCAAATGTCAACTGTCTTTCTGTTCATCAGGAATACCATGCGGTCTTGTCTTTCAAGCAAACCTTGTTTGTTAGCTATGATAAGCGAAATAAGACCATCCATGAACGTAACCACATTTGATGTAGTGATAGTAGCAGGAGATGCGTAAGTGAGGGTTGTAGAATCATCTACAAGACGTTTCATGAAACCATCACAGAACTGATAGTTATAACGAGAATCGGTTTTATCAGTAATTACCTGATAGTTTTCTGAACTCATCCACCAACCCACTTCCATTTGCTGACCGAACACCTTAGCCATCATATACTGCATGATGTAAGATTCAAATTCGTTAGGCAACTTTCTTTCAAGCATGTAAGTGCTTAACTTAACACTTTCCCAATGTTGCTCTAATTCACCCGGCCAGAACTCCGTATAAAGCATAGCTGCATTAGGAGTAAGCACCTTGTTATCTACCGACCATTGACCGTAAGATTCAGAAGGTTTGATATTCCTTGGTTGTAAACCGCCCGCAAAGTCGATTGTACCGATGTTAATTTTGTCCTTAACGCCATCCATGATGTTAACAACACCTTGGCTGATTGTATTTGCCGAGAATACACTTGGCATCCAATACCCTGAGGCTCTAGTCCCGTGATACGAGGTATCATTAATTACTAAACTCATAGTTTATTTTTTACAGGTGGTTAATTATTTTTTGTTGAGTGAATCTCTGAACTCTTGTGCGGTAGTCGGCACATAAGCTACATTTGCGTTATTAGTTGCTGTTTCAAGCGTTACGGCTGTTGCATTCAATGCTAAACCTTCAATCATAGCCTTTGCGCTATCATAGTCGTTTACGGCTAAGTTTGTCCAACTTACAAGCAATGATGCAACTGATGGTAGGCTTTTGCCTTTAAGCTCTGCGATAAGTGCTTCTGCCTTAGTTTGCTTTTCAGCTTTTTTAAGGTTTTCAACCTCGTTTGTAACTTCGGTCAGCTTTACAGTAGTAGTAGATAACAGAGTTTCAGTAGCAGTAAGTTTTTGTTCTGCTTCGTTCTTTGCCGTTACCAGTTTAGATACTGCTTCAAATGTGGCTACCTCGCTCGCTTCGTTAGTCAGTCCTAACAGTTCGTTTACTTTTGACATATTGCTTGATTTTACAAATGTTTTGACAATAAGATTTTCAGCATGGTTAGTAGCTTCTACTATGTTTAATGACGATTCACCTAAGTTGGTTACTTCATCACATAAACCCATACTCAATGCTTCCTGTGCTGTTATAATACGGCTATCGTTCATCATAGCCCTAACTTCGTCTGTTGTCTTTCCCGTTTTGCTAGTCAGCATAAGTGCTATGCCTTCATTAATCGGGTTTGTATCGGAATCTGCTGAAACATTACCTGCATTGTGCATCTCGCTTAGTGCGTAACTGTTCCATACTCTTTTGTTACCTGCTTGCATCAACCAACTACCAACCGAACTAGCTAAGCCAATGTTCTTTGTAGTTACATTCATACCGCAATCCTTCATTGCACCGTACATACCCCAACCTTGATATATATTACCACCTGCTGTATTTACCCAAACATCAACATTTGTTTTGCCTTGGTTTTTTAAGCTAAGTAATTCACGTTGGAATTGGTCGGACATGATACCTTCTTCGCCTTTTGCGTTGATTCCTATATGCTTGTTTATGAGCATTACAGGCACTTCACTATTCGGATTTGGGCAGTATTGATATTCCACGCACTAAAATTAATAATACGTAAAAGTGCTTTGATAAAAAAAGTGCTATTTGACACTTTTTTATTTACATTTGTGGTATGGCAAGACACTTTATATCAAGAGTACCTGTAAAAAAGGAAATCTTTGAAAGGGCTAAGGCTGTATCAGCTTATTTTAAAGAACCCATAACTAAGACTTTGAGGACACAAATAATAGATGTGGTCAACAGGGCTTATGATAAATTGCCTGATGAAGCGAAGATAAAAAATGAATAAAAAAAGCCCTGTAGAAACAGGGCTTAACTACTAAAAAATGGAAGATGAGAAATATTATATTGGCATTTGCCGTAACTGCATTATTGGGCTGTTCTAAGTCTATCGAATTGCCTAAAATAGAATCTAGGCTAAACCAAACAGGGGACAGCATAATGGTTTCATTTGAACATGAAGTCTATGCAGAATATCTAAACCTGAATAGTAAGCCATTGAATATATACTTTACGTCTAATTCTGCTGTGATTGGTTGCAAAACAACTATCATACTTAATTCAGGTAAAAACGATATTCGTGTGCATACTTTTGATACTCAGCGTTATGAAATAACAGGGGTGTTAAATTCCAACAATCCTAGAACAGTAACAGTTACCTATTTAGGGCAAAATGTTATTTTAGTTCAAGCACCCTAAAATGCCTGTATTGCAGTAATAAAGTAAAATCCACTACCTGCATACTCAATGTTTACTTGTATGTATTCTGCTGCTCCGTTAGCTGCCGTATAGCCTGAAATATAATTAGTTCCACCACCTGTAAACAGTATGTTGTTACCGCTACCATCAGGGTATATAAACACCGTTGCTTTAGTACCTGCTGCTGCATCGGTAGTATCTATATCAATAGTGAAATCGCCTGAATCGGCTAATACCTTGTAGTAGTTGTTACAGTCGTTCTTTACAGTTATTGTAGGTGTTAAAGCTACGGCTTCAT